CCTGAGCATGTAAGTGAAAAAGAATCTATCACTAAAAAATGTATGCTTAATAAAAAAAAAACAAATGAAGCCAGGGTACCTATACACCATTCAGATAAATTCAAAACGTGGGAAGAAGATGGTACTAACGCAACATTTTTACATATTAGGACAGCACCATATGTGTGTGTGTTTACACAAAGAATATGTGAACCTAATAAATTTTATGCAGATTGTATTGATAGAGGTGATTTCTTTGAACAAATGCACGAAGAATATATAGAAGAAATGGTAAGAACAACGTGTACTGAAATAGGCTGGTTTACATCAAATCTTACTAACCTTTGCTTAGAACAAGGACTTGATACAGCAACTCTACTATGTTTTCCGTATTATACAAAAACATGGAATAGAGATTGGGAAGATATACCTTGGGTAAAATATCCTGTTCTTTTACTATGCAGTTTAGGTTATAGTAAACAAAGCAGACGAGAATTTATGCACCCAGCAAATAGAGCAAGAGATAAAAAACCTGAAAAAGAAAAAATTGTAGTATGGCGATAATACAAAACAAAACACTAATCTTATTAATTGATTTTCATGGTCATCCTATACTAGGTGACGATCACACAAACAATTTAAGATATTCTGAATTAATGTATTTTTTAAATGAACAACAATTCCAATATAATATTGTATCAAATCATTTGAAAGGTGAACATACTACAGAGCGTGGCCCTAATAAACTGCGTGAATTAAAACGAATAGTTGATATTGAAGGTGTACATAATTGGGATGTAATTGATCCTGATAGAGAACCAGCACCAAGTATAGAAGAAATAGAAAATATATTTAAAAACAGAAACTATAGAATAAACAATGTAATTTTAGGTGGTACAAATTTAGCAGGTTGTGTTTTAAGATCAAAACCATATTCAGCAATACATTGGGCAAAAAGAGGATATCGTACACAAATTTATTTACCAATGTGTGCTGATTATGAGTTACCAGGCGTAAATCAAGTTGAAAGAATGATGGCTGCTACATCGGTAATGTATAACGTTATACGAGAAGAAAGGTTGTGGCGTTATATTGATCTTGTAAGAGAGAGAAATGGACTGGCAAAGTTTTAGATGAAGTGTAAAGAAAGAGAATTAGATTTAGAATTACCTGATTATATGACAAAAGGTGGTCCAGGTGACAATTCTGCGCCTGGTCAAATTGATACATCTTTGTGGTTTAAAGATCAGTTAGACCGAGATAGTTGGGCGTACAATCCTTTTGTTGTTGATAAAGGTACAATAGGTCAACAAGCAAAAGACCAAGAAATATTTTTTTGTGATATACCTTTTAATCAAGTTTATTTAGAGATAAGTGGTAACTATGCAGCCTGTTGTTTTGGTGCAGAGGCAGATGGTGAAAATGGTTTGCCTAATCATAATGTAAACAATACTACACTACAAGAATGGATGCGTGATAGCACGTATATGAATAATATACGTAAAGAAATGCTTGATCCTAATTCAGATTTAAAGACCGTAAAGAAAACTTGTAAAAGATGTATATCAGATGAAAAACGTTACGGCAGATCCCGAAGAACAGCATGTATGAAAATTCACACACAAGAAAAAGATTACTGGCAGGCAATAGAGCGATCAGTATTGATGTTCAAAGCAACAGGTAAGTATGAGTTTGAAGAAAGAATATTAGAAGTACAATTAAAAGTGTATGGTGATGAGTGTAATTTAGATTGTCATATGTGTGTACATCAAAATTCAACAACACGTCAACAAGTTGCAAAAAAAGGTGTGTGGAGTGAAGAAATATTTGGTAATACAAATTACGCTAAAGGTGAACACAAAACATTTAGTGGCAAAAATGTTGAAGATATGATACAACAAACTGTAGAGATGGCACCTTTTATACGTAGTATTAAAATTATAGGTGGCGAACCATTGATTATGAAAAAACACTATGAACTATTACAAAGATTAATAGACATAGATGAAGCAAAAAATATTATGATAAAGTATCAAACAAACTTTACAGAAACAAAAGCAGGCAAACATAATATCTTTAATTACATACCACATTTTAAACTTGTATCTATGGTTGCGTCTGTAGATGGCATAGGGCCTGTTATAGAATATATGAGAAGAAGAACAGATTGGAATAAAGTTATACAAAATGCTGAAATCTGTAGAAAGTATGATAATGTTGTTGTTGATTTTAATGGTCTAGTTTCATTTTTAAGTGTTATGAGATTTTATGAAGTTATAGATTATTGTTTAGATAGACCTAAACTAATAGATCAGATCAATTGGGCAATGGTAGAAAACCCAAAACATTTAAGAGTAAACAATTTACCAGAAAAGATTAAACAAAATTTAATTTCTAAATATGAGAAGTGGCCTGACATACAAGCTGCATTAAGAAAACCTGCTGACGAAGATGTTAATATACAAGACACATTTCAGTACCTTTTGAAACAAGATAAATTCTATAAAGGAACAAAATGGGAATCACATTTGTTTGAGGTGTTTCCTGAACTAGAAGAATACTATGACCCAATGTATAACCACAATACTAATTTAACACTAAATATAAAAAACAATGAGGATATATTATGACATTTGATGAACTACAGGCACTCGCCGATAAAGACCTAAAAATAAATGATACTGAACTTGATTTAGAATCATTGAAGACACCACAACTACATAACAAGTATATGAAATTTCATAATCAATATACTAATCTATTAAAAAAATCTGAACAAGACTTGGCAAGATTAACAAGAGAAAAATGGGAATACTATACAGGCAAGGCAGACCCTAGTGTGTATCAGGTAAAACCTTTCAATCTAAAAATACTAAAACAAGATGTTGACAAATATCTTAAATCAGATGATGAACTTATTAAGTTAGACCAAAAGGTAACTTATGTACAAAGTGTTGTTGACTACCTAGATAGAACAGTTAAGATTATTTCTAATCGTGGCTTTCAAATTAAGAATGCTATAGATTGGCGTAAGTTTACATCTGGTGTAATCTAAAATGCAAAACATCATAGTTGACAAGGTCAATGACGTGTACCTACGCATTGACGCAGACGCAAGTATCCGTAGAGAGTTATCAGATTATTTCTCATTTGAAGTACCTGGTTACAAGTTTACACCTCAATTTCGTAATAGAGTTTGGGATGGTAAAATACGGTTATACTCGTATGCTACAGGTCAATTATATGTTGGATTGTATCCTTACTTAAAAGACTGGTGTAAGAAGAAAGATGTACATATTGTCGAATCTAGTGAAATCCTTGCACATAACAGCGGCATAGCCGCCGATATAGACGGCTTAATCAAGTCTTATGATCTGTCTATCACTCCGAGGGACTATCAAATTAATGCTTTCAAATTTGCGTTAGAATATGAAAGAGGTCTAGTTTTATCACCTACTGCCTCTGGTAAGTCACTTATTATATACATGCTCGCTAGACATTATATGAATATGATAAACAACAATATTCTAATCATTGTACCAACAACATCACTAGTAGAACAATTATACAAAGATTTTAAAGACTACGGTTTTGACGTAGAAACAAATGTCAGTAGAAAATATCATGGTTATGATATAGATGAAGATAAACGTATAGTAGTATCAACATGGCAATCACTATACAAAATGCCTAAACAATTTTTTGAAGACTATGGTGCAGTTATAGGTGACGAGGCACACTTGTTTAAGGCTGTATCATTAACAAAGATAATGACAAAACTAACAGATTGTAAATATAGAATAGGTCTTACAGGTACGTTAGATGATAGTAAAACACACAAGTTAGTATTGACAGGTCTATTTGGTATGGTCAATAAAGTAGTATCAACGGCTGAGTTGATTGAGAGAAAACAACTTGCAAATTTAAAAATTAAATGTCTGAACTTGAAGTATCCTGAAACAGAAGCTAAAAAAGTATATGGTGTAAAGTACTTTGAAGAACTAGAATACTTAACTCAAAATAATGCTCGTAATAAATACATACGAAATCTAACCTTAGCACTTAATGGTAATACATTGTGTCTATTTCAACTTGTTGAAAAACATGGAGAGATTTTATATAAACTAATTAAAGAAAAAGTAGACCCAAAGCGAAAAGTGTTTTTCGTTTATGGGGGAACTGAAACAAATGATAGAGAACAAATCAGAGCAATCACAGAAAAGTCGGACAACGCAATTATTATCGCTTCTTTCGGCACCTTTAGCACTGGTATCAATATTCGTAATTTACACAATATTGTTTTTAGTAGCCCTAGTAAGAGCCCTATAAGAATATTACAATCTATAGGACGTGGGCTTCGTGTCGGCGATAAGAAACAGTCTGCTACAGTCTATGATATTTCAGACGACCTTACATACAAAGATAAAAAGAACTTCACATTAACACACTTTCAGGAAAGAGTTAACATCTATAATAGAGAAGGCTTTGACTATGAGATACACAGCGTGGATTTAAAATGATTTCAGACGAAGACTTTAAATTTTTATTAGATAAAAGTCAAGGCTCTAAAAAAATATTAGAGATAGGTACAGGTACGGGTAAAAGTACAGCTGCTTTACGACTCAACGCTGAGGTGTACACCATTGACAGAAACGATATATTTGAGTATAATATAGATTGTTATAGATTTATTACTGAAAGTAAAGTTTATTGGGAAGAATATTTACATTATGACTTTGACTTTGTTTTCATAGATGGTTCTATAACAAAATTAGATTGTGAACAAATATTAAAAAGAACAAAGGACTCTTTTAAAATAATATTCCATGACTATATACCAGGTGAACAAGACCCTGGAAAAGGTAAAGGTTATTACAATATGAAAGTATTTAAAGAAACAGCTTTATTAGACTACGCAATGCAAGAGGAATTAGGTGGCTCTCATTGTGCCATATTAACGCTTAAGAAAGATAAATAGTTATATGATTAATCGTGCTGAAGATAAACAGGTTAAGATAATCAGACTGGTTTCGGGAGAAGAAATCTGTTGTAAATTCCCTTTACATAAAAACCAACTACCTGAAAACTCTAAACTATTAAGGTTACAAGAACCTATGCTAATCAAATACGTACCTCGTATTACTGAGCAAGGTATATCTGATTATATTGCACTAGTAAAATGGGTTGGTTTTACAGATGAGAAAATAGTAACTATTCCTGTTGATAAAATTATTACAATATGCAATGCCACACAAGCATTTACTAAAAGATATAGTGATCTTTCACACTCACTAAAACACGCAAAACAGGCCTTACCAGGATTTATTGAAAGAGAAATGTCGGAAGAGGAGTTAGATAACGCCGCTTCCAATTATGAGAATGATGTTAATAAGGATGATATAAAAGAGATCGCTGACTTACTTAAAATGCCCTCAAAGAAGTTGCACTAGAGGTAGCTATTCTCCTCGGTAACAACCCACATGGGTATTATATAACGGGAATTGAATTAAGTCAAGCACCTATGAGATTAAATTATGCCAGGCAAATGGGACGGAAAGAGTAGAATTTCCACAGACAAATATAGACAGAATTTTGACAGGATTTTTAAAACAAATCCTATCGCTAAAGAGGTGCGTACTCCTAAATACAAATCCAGAATAGTAAAATCAAAGAAAGGAAAGGGTAGTTTCAAACGTGTAAAGCTTGACAAATTTGACAACCTGTAGTATTATATAATAATGAAAAGAATAAAGAAAAAACCTGAACATTATGTAGATAACAAATTGTTTCTACAAGCGATGATAGAGTTTAAAGATAAGTGTGCTAAGGCAGAAAAACGTAAGAGAAAACCACCACCTGTTACTAATTACATAGGTGAATGTTTTTTAAAGATTGCGAATCACTTATCTTACAGACCTAATTTTATTAACTATACATTTAGAGATGATATGATTTCTGATGGTATAGAAAATTGTTTACAATATCTTAAAAACTTTAATCCTGACAAGTCTAATAATCCTTTTGCTTACTTTACGCAAATAATATATTATGCTTTTATTAGAAGAATACAGAAAGAGAAAAAACAAACTAATATAAAATATAAAATGATAGAACAAGGAGGTATAGATGAATTTTCTGTACTGCCTGGTGATACAAACAACGATTACAAAAACCAGTTTTTAGAATTTTTAAGAAAAAATAAACCATCA